AAAACCGTATGAACAATGTAATCGCTACTGGCTCAATGCCAGATATTGACGAGGACATGTTCGCAAAGGTAACAGGTGCTAAGACTAAAGAGGACTTAGACGCACTCCTTGGATTTAACTAACCCAAAACATCAACCAATCACCAGGAGGTGAACTAAATGGCATATAACGACACAACCTCGCTTGGCGGACTCGTCAAGACAGCGTATGACCGTTATGTTGAATTCGCACTTCGCTCTCAGCCAATGATTCGTGCAGTGGCTGACAAGCGCCCAGTGCAGCAGGCAATGCCAGGTTCAAGCGTTGTATTCTCACTTTACAATGACTTGGCAGCGGCAACATCTGCTCTTTCAGAAACATCAGACGTAGATGCAGTAGCACTACCAGATGTTTCAACAGTTTCTGTAACTCTAAATGAGCAAGGAAACTCATCACTTACAACTCGCAAGTTAGAGTTGTTCTCACTATCAGATGTTGACCCAGCAATCGCTGACATCATTGCGTACAACATGGCAGACTCTCTTGACATTATTGCTCAAGAGCCACTACGCCAAGGTACAAATGTTATCTACGGTGGCAACGCAACATCAACAGCAACCGTTGATGCAGCCGACACAATTGACTCTGCGGACCTCCGCAAGGCAGTTGCTAAGTTGCGCTCAAACAAGGCTGTTCCTCGCATGGGAAGCCTATACTGGGTTGGTATCCACCCAGAAGTTTCACATGACCTTCGTGCCGAAACAGGCAACGTTGGATGGCGTGACATTCACGCACACACAGAACAGTCACAGGGCAACCTATGGGCTGGCACAATCGGTACATACGAAGGGGCTTTCTATGTAGAAAACTCACGCATGTACTCTGCTAAGTCAGGTGCTGACCAGACTGCTCTAGCAACAACTGCAGTAACAGTCGCTGGTACATCAGCAGGCTTTACATTCGGTGTTGCTTCAACATCAGTCATCGCTTCTCGTGCAGAAGTTGGCGACAAGATTGCAGGAACAGGTATCGCTTCTGGTGCCAAGATTACTGACATCACAACATCAGGTTCAACAACAACAATTACTGTTGGCACAGCAAACACTGCTGCTGTTACAGCAACTACAGTTGTAACTGTTACACCAGTAACTCGCGTATTCTCAACAATCCTCTGCGGTAAGCAGGCATTGGCTGAGGCTGTGGCTCAAGAGCCAGGCGTAGTTATCGGTAATGTGACTGACCGCTTGATGCGTTTCCGCCCAATCGGATGGTACGGCGTACTTGGTTTCGCCCGCTACCGTGAGGCTGCGCTATATCGCATTGAATCAGGCTCATCAATCGCTGCACTTTAATCGTGCGGGAGGGGTGGGGCGAAAGCCCTGCCCCTCTACTTATTAGTAAGGAAAACAATGACCCAATATAGATTCACAACACCCACTGTTGAAGAAACTCCAGCAGGTGATGGTCCATTGTTTGAGCGTTACAGCATTACACGCGGTGTTACCGTGATGAGAACTAATGGTATCTATTCCTCTTACCGATACCCAAGTCAAATAGAAACTCTTGCTGCACAAGAAGTGTACATGGGTGGAACAGTTACAGTTATTGAACAGGCTACTGCCGATGCCCTTACTGCTCAAGGATACGGCGCTTACATAGAGGCTATCTAATGAATTTACACCAAAGACAAACACACCCTGAATATGTTGAGGATTGTTTTGGTTGCAAGATTGGCACACTTGAAATGGGTGTTGGCGATGCAAACTCAAAAGTCGTAATGTCTAACAGCAAGTGGGATGCGGAACTAAAGGCATACAGAAATGCTCGTGCTCAAGGCATCCAGCCATCAGGAACAAGCATGGCAAAGGTACAAGAAGCAGTAAGAATTTCCGACAAGGTTGGTAAAGCCTTTGACGGTAACACGGGAACATTCGTTTAGGAGGAGCCATGGCAGCAAAAAAGAAACCAGCACGGGTCACTAGAACCAAACTGACCATTGAAGGTGGGGAGTATTCAGCCCTTGAAACTTATGCTATTGCCCTAAACGAATATTACAAAGCATTAAAAAAAGCAGGCTTTCCTGAGAGTGTGTGTCTAACACTAATCATGGATAAAGATTCATACCCAGATTGGATACTTCCTAAGCCAATCAACCCAGACCATGTACCACTGTTCGACCCCTACGAAGATGAAGATGAGGACTAATTATGTGCATTAAATGTGGATGCTACGGCTCAGTAAACCCCTACGGCGTAGGTGGGCGTGCGGTTAACGCTGCTCCAACAGAGGCAAACATTGCCCAATACAACAACATAAAGATTGTTCGTGTTGGTGAAGAAGGACCAGTGGCAGAAAAGGAAGATGATAATGAAGAAAAGTACTCCTAAGAAAAACAAAGTTGCCAAGGTAATGGGTGAATTTAAACGCGGAACTCTTAACGCAGGCAAAGACCCAAAGGGTCCAAAGAAAGCACCAGTAGTTAAGAACCGCAAGCAGGCAATTGCTATCGCATTGTCTCAGGCTGGTAAGGCTAAGAAGCGTGCCAAATAAAAAAGATTCTCGGTTGGCACGAGCGGGAGTGTCAGGCTTTAACAAGCCTAAGCGCACTCCATCTCACCCAACTAAGTCACATGTTGTGGTTGCCAAAGAAGGTAGCCAAGTTAAGACCATTCGATTTGGTCAGCAAGGGGTAACTGGCGATAGAAAGCCATCAGCCCGTCAAGCATCATTCAAAGCACGTCACGCAAAGAACATTGCCAAAGGCAAGATGAGCGCGGCGTTCTGGGCAGACAAGGTGAAGTGGTGAAGAAGAAAGCATTTTGGGATAAGCCAAACCCTAAGAAGAAGTCAACTCCATTGACATCGGCACAAAAGGCTAAGGCTAAGGCTTCTGCAAAGAAGGCTGGCAGACCATATCCAAATCTTGTGGATAACGCAGCAGCGCGGAGAAAGGCAAAGTAATGGCAACAGGCAGAGCAGGAAGTTCATTAGCAGACGAACTCAATCGTCTTGCAAACGGTGGAACCTACCCAGTAATGACAGCATATAAAGTCGAACAAGGCGCTGCTAATGCATGGGCTGGCACATCTGGCTTAGGTCTTATTGCTGCTCTCAATTACAAAGCAAGTTCAACTCGTCAACCTAATAACTACAAAGACTATAACGCCATTTGTAATGAGTTAGCAGGAACCACTGGATTATCAGGAGTCGTAGCCCTAAGGAGCATTGACCTATGAGTTCAACCTTTAATGACCTAGCAGACCGTGTTGAAGCGGTATTGCATGGCTACACAGAAAACACTGAGCCAAGCACTTGGCTTACTACCAGTGCCACCACTACAACAACAACCCTGACTGTTTATGATGCCTCAGGTATTGGTCGTGGTTATGTACAGATTGACGATGAAATTGTATTCGTTAACAACACAGACAATGTGGCTAACACATTAACCCTTGCCCCGTGGGGTCGTGGACAGCGCGGCACTACCGCTGCAACCCATGCTCAAAACGCAAAGTTAACAGCCTCTCCATTGTTCCCACGCAATGAAATTAAGAAGGCTATCAATAACACTATTGATGCAATGTACCCAATGGTATTTGCTACAGGTAGTACAGATTTTACATTCATCGCAGCACGCACTACATATCAGTTGCCTAGTGATTTTCAAAATGCGCTTAGCGTTACCTACTCAACTGTTGGTCCAACTAAAGAGTGGATGCCAGTTCGTGCGTATAACTTAGACCGCTCAGCAGATACAGATGCTTTCTCATCTGCTCGCAGCATTAGCATCTACGCAGGCATTGTGCCTGGGCAGACAGTGCATGTGTTCTACTCAAAGCGCCCAACTCTTATGACCAGTGGCACAGATGTATATGAGACAACCACTGGCATGCCTTCATATTCAGAAGATGTAGTCATCTATGGCGCAGCCTTCCGAATGATTTCTTTCTTGGACCCTTCACGCCTTGGTCCTCAGTCAGCATCTGCCGACATTCTCGATGGTGTGCGACCAACAGGTTCTGGACAGAACGCTTCCAGATTCTTATTTAATATTTACCAACAGCGTTTAAACGAAGTTGCGGATAACCAACGCCGTCAACATCCAATCCGTTCCCACTACCAGAGATAGGTTAAAAAATGGCAGCAGGCGACCCAGGCTCCCCAGCACGGTACTACTCCTCAACCGCAATCGAAACAGCGCTATCTGGCGCTATCGGAGCACAGTCATCAGGACAGGCTAACACCTCGTTTATCGTTGGCTCTGTCAGCGGTTTCCCGACTTCATTTCCATACACTCTTATCGTAGACCCTGACACATCTAAGGAAGAAGTACTAACAGTCTTTGCTGGCTCAGGTACAACTCTTAGCGTGTACCGTGGTGCCGATGGCACACAGGGTGTAGCCCACTCAGCAGGTGCGGTAGTTCGCCACGGTGTATCAGGTCGTGACTTCCGTGAAGCAGAAACACATATTGCTGCTCGCGGTTATGACATTGACCAAACAATTCTTGACCTTGCTAACCAAACACATGTACATGGAATTGTCACTGGTGAAGGCGTTGTTGTTGGTACTCTTAAGACACAAACACTTACACAAAAGACTCTTACTACGCCTACGATTAACGGCGCTACAATCACAGGAACAGTTACTGCATCTGCTGCTACTTTTGTAAGTCCAACTATTTCAGGTTCACCTGTTATTACTGGCTTGTCTAGCGCAGGCATGGTTGACTCATCTGCTGCACCTAAAATTTATGTAGATAGTATTCTTGGCTCGGCTACCTCTGCCGCAATTAGCGCAGCCTCTGCTGCTGCCAGCGCAACAGCCGCTGCTACCTCAGCCACAAGTGCTGCTACCAGTGCTACCTCTGCTGCTGCTTCTGCAAGCGCATCAGCAACTAGCGCATCGGCTGCTGCTACTTCGGCAACTTCGGCTGCTGCCTCTGCTACCGCAGCAGCAACAAGTGCCACCAGCGCCACGGCTTCTGCTGTTGCATCTGGTTCAAGCGCAACTGCATCCGCATCATCAGCAAGCGCTGCTGCAACCTCAGCAACTTCGGCAGCCGCATCTGCGACTACCTCATCTAACAGCGCTGCATCAGCAACAACATCTGCGGCATCCGCTGCTGCATCAGCAACGTCTGCTGCCACATCAGCAACCAGTGCTGCAGCAAGTGCTACCGCTGCTGCTACTAGCGCAACAAGTGCAGACAGCGCAGCATCTATTGCTATTGCTCAAGCATCTAACGCATCAGCCTCTGCTACTGCTGCTGCCACATCAGCCACAAGCGCAGCCAACTCAGCATCGGCAGCAGCCACAAGCGCTACATCTGCAGCAACAAGTGCTGCAAGTGCTGCCACTTCTGCTACATCTGCAGAGACTGCTTGGGAATCATTTGATGACCGTTACCTTGGTCCAAAGGCTACTGCTCCAACAGTTGATAATGATGGTAACCCATTAACTAGTGGCGTT